TGTATCACATGGACTGACGCTACAAACTTCTTTAACTACACACAGGCTACTGAGCAAGGGGTTCACCCGCTCTACATGATTGACCTGTGCAATAAAACACGCAAGAACATGTGGATCTGTGTGCCTCACATGGCTGATGATCTTTACGTGCAATATTTAGGTTTGCTGTGTCGTATTGCGCTTGACCCTGACCTAACAGTTTACTTGGAGTATAGTAATGAAGTTTGGAATGGCCAGTTCCAACAGGCTCAGTATGCTCAGACTCAGGGATTAGCATTAGGGTTACACCCACAGTCTTGGCACGCTGGTTGGCTTTACTACTCACAAAGATCAGTCGAAGTATTTAACTTATTCTCCAGTCTTTACAATCAATTAGGCACAAGAAATCTTGTACGTGTGCTGGCTGGGCAGAGTGTTAATCCTTGGGTTAACAATCAAATTATGGATTGGCAGAACGCCTACCAGAGTGCAGATGCTTTTGCAGTTGCTCCTTATTTTGGTGGTGGGTTTGGGAATCTTAATACAACGCCTTTAGCACCCACATTCTCTGTACCTTACCTTCTGTCTCTTTGCCAGATTAACCTTGTGAGCAACCACACAACTTACACTCGACAGAATGCAGCCAACGCACAGCAAAGAGGTTTACAATTGCTTGCGTATGAGGGTGGTCAGCACCTAGTAGGAGTTGGTGCAGCACAAAGCAATCAGACATTAACCAACTTATTTGTACAAGCCAACCGAGATCCTGGTATGCGTCAGCTATACTACAATGATTTAGATAACTGGTTCAACGAGGGTGGTGAACTCTTTATGCTTTACAGGCTTACAGGTGATTACGGACAGTATGGATCGTTTGGTTTGCTTGAATGGCAGATGCAACCTAGAAGCACCGCGCCTAAATGGTTAGGAGTGATGGACTACCTGGGACGTTAGAGTTCATACTCAACGCCATTACCAAAGCTTGAGCCCACCTCGATGTCTACCGCTAGGGGCACCTTAAACTCAATGTTGAAGTTGTCCCTAAGGTAGTGGTAGTTCTCAAGCTCATCCTTTACGATTCTTACAACCTCTCGTGTCTCTTGCTTAGGAGCGATGAGTTCAATCGAGTCGTGAACGGTTGCGACGACCTTAGCCTCCATACCCTTGAGCTTGTTGATGACTCCAAGCATACCACATAGCAGGATATCACTTGCAGCGGATTGAATGGTGAAGTTCAATCCTTGTCGGAATGCCTCGCGGCGAACACCCTTGAAAGGTGAGTCGATGTTAGGCAGGTTCCTACGACGACCAAAGATTGTCTTGGCGTACTTGAACTGCTCAATGTAATCTTGCACAGTAGCCATGTAGCGACCCACACCAGGGAACGCATTCATCCATGCATTAATAATTTCCTCTGCACGCTCTTCAGGGATGTTACGCTTGGAGGCTAGAGTATAAGCGGTCCCTCCGTATACGGTCAAGAAGCTAACTTCCTTAGCAATCTGTCGTTCAAGCTTGGACACTTCTTCTGGGTCCTTGTTGAACGTGAGACCAGCGGAGTAACTGTGCAGATCGATCCCAGACTTAAACGCATGGATCATGTTCTGCTCATTGGCAACGTGAGCAAGAACACGTAGCTCCATCGCCTTCATGTCGATCGTGATGAAGTCATGCCCCTTAGGAGCCACCACGTAATCACGGATGTTTACATCAAGAGACTCACGAGGAAGTGTGTGGAAGGACACACCGATCTTCCCGTTCTTACCTCTCTCAATGCTAGCACCAGAGTTGGAGATACGCCCAGTCACAGTACCATCGATTTTGTAGTTTACATACATCCGACCGTTACCAGTGTTTGCAAGCGCAGTCCTAGCACCCTCAATGTAAACTGAGTGCAACTTGGTGAGCTTCTTGAACTCAGAGAACCTATCAAAGAAACGCTTTGCAGCAATCACCTGATCGTTGGTCATGTTCGAAAGAACAGACCTAGAGATGTTCATTTCTTCTCTGTTGTTATTCAACTTTCAAGCCTCTCGATACGAACTCTTCTTCAACCATCTGAGCAACCTTAACTAGCGTCTCCTCATTGGTTGACGGGGCACCCTTCTTGGTGAACTGGAAAGGATACAGTCCAAGACCAAAGTCTTCAACAACAGTGTAATCCTTTTCTTTATCTTTCTTCTCAAGAGAGAAGATGATCTTAATCAAGTCCTTCGTAGAGTTCAGGTTGATCTCATCATCTAGATCGGCAGCATCCCTCAAAGCACGCTCTGCTTTTACAATCTTTTCTTGTAGCTCTACGCCAAGCTCTTCTAGTTTCTGCTCGTCAATCTCAAGACCCTCAAACTCAATGTCTCGAAACGCCATCGTCAGAGGAGCGATAAGCTTTTCGTATAGCTTGCCAAGTTTGCGCTCTTCTAACTCTTGAAGAAGTTTGTGATACACTCGGGCAGTCCCATACGTATCCTTGGCGTTACCCTCAACGCAGAAGTTGAGAGGGATGTTCTTCCAATCAAACTTCTTACCTTCAACTGTAAGCATTAGAATTTTTCCTCTGGGAAGTAGTAGTAGACAAGATCAGCCAAACCTTTTGGCACATCCTCCTTATAGAGGTGCTGAAGGAGCTTAGTGTCGTAGACATCATAGACTTCCTCTACACCATACCGCTTGAGGAACTTCAGGTCAAATGTTGCATTCTGTAGGATCTTCCTGATGTCCTTACGCTTCATCATCTGACAGATGAAGCCTATAAATACTTCCTTGGTCTTCTCGTTAAGTCTCGCCTCAGGGTGGTCAATTGGCAACACTAAGGTCTTACCAAGCTCGCCCGTATTGCGGTCAATCATCGTCATCGAAACTGTATGAATCGTGTCCTTCAGAAAGTTCAGGCCAGTTGTCTCGATATCGATAGCCATATCCATCTTACTGTCCAGGAATTCATCTCGAACCTCGTTTAGCTCCCGCACGGTCATGCTGAAGGAGTAGTCCACCTGAACGTCTGAGGCTTGATTTAAGAGGATATTATTTACTGCGTTCTGGATATCGGTGGAGAAGAGAAAAGAGTTCCTGGGCTCGCTGACGACCTCAAAAGGGTGTTTAATAACCACAACTGGGAACTTATGACCGCCTGGAGTTTCCAGAATATGCTCCTTGCCCCTAACCCTAGATTCCAGGGTAGCCTTACCATATAGCATGGTGGTTGCAAGTTTACCGCAAGCGAATACTAGCTTTGGTTTGTAGCGTTCAATGGAATCATAGAGGTGCGTCGTGCAGGTCTTCCTGATCTCAGGACTAAGATTGTCCGAGTTGATGGAGGGACACTTTACAGCAGTGGTCATACCCACTTTAAATTTACTGAGTATGTCGAGCCCAGCAAGCTGATTCATGATCACTGAATATTCTTGAGCGCGGAACGGGACCCATTCACCCTCGTGCATCTTAGGTGACTCTGCCACGAATAGAATATCGCACTCTTGTTCAGACTCCTCCTCAAGGATCGTGTGCCTTGGAAGGTTCATCTTTAGAGCGGGACAACCGGAACACTTCTTGTTCGGTCCTTTAAAACTAAGATCAATCACAGGACTATGATAGAACGGTGGCTTACTATATCGACAATAAGAAATTTGAAGAACTGATCGGCCAGTTCAAGAGCGGAGACAAAAGCAAAGAGAGCGAACTCTTCGCAATGTTTGACACCCTCATAGACAGGTTGATGCTGTCCTATAAGTTCAAGGTAGATCGTGAAGAGGCTAAACAGGAATGCTTCCTACTTATACTGAAAGTCCTCAACAACTTCAACAAGGATTCTGGGCAAGCCTTTAATTACTTCACCACAGTAATTTTAAATAACCTCAGGCTGCTGTACTCGAAGACTAAAAAGTACAACGAGAAAATGGAGGCTTACAAAGCTTTAAAGAGCGGGAACTATATTCCAAGTTCCGCTCCGACCGATCCGTTGTAGGTCACAACTCTTGGGAATGACTTGTGAATAACAACCAGCATGGGAAGCTGCGTGTAGCTTGAAAGGCACGCAGTTGAAATCGTTTCTCGATGCGCTTTGATGGAAGATCGAAGCACATCAAGACAATTAGGCACATCAAAGATGTCAATTACATACAGTTCTGAATCGCCATCCTGAGGCAGTCTTGAGTTGAAGAACTCACAAGGATCATCCCACTGATTAGTGATAAAGTAGTGAGAAGTCTTCTTCTCAGAAATGTTAGAAGAAACAACAGACTCTAAATGTTTAGAGTTTCTGATGCGGAACGATCTAAAGTTATTCTTGGGTCTTGCCATCTTCAGATTCAGGGGTCTCTTCAGTCTTTCCTTCAGCCGCCTCTGCTTCCTGTGCATCCTTATGAGCCTCAACAAGAGCGGTGATCTCGTTAGTCATAGCGTTGCAACCGGCAAAGAAGATCTGCTTGTAAAAGATTTCATCTGCAAGCTCGGGCGGCTTGATCATGCAAAAGTTCTTGAAGCCTTCAGCCTCTTCCTTGGAAAACTTAATTTGAATTTTCATACGTCCTCTACTCCTTTCTACTAGTTTAATTTTTGTGTTGTCTAAATTAAAAGAAACATTTTCTGTCATGGTCTATTATAGTCTTATGAAAGATGATTTTGATTTAACACCTTTAAAAAAGAAAAAGAAAGTTAACTCTAGGGCAAAGGGCAACAGGTTCGAAAACAAGATTGCCAAAATGCTAAACGAAAGGTTTGAAACTAAAGAGTTCTGTAGAACTCCTGGATCTGGTGCCTTTGCAACGACTCATACATTACCTAATTATTTAAAAGTATATGGTGATTTAATTACACCAGAAAAATTTAAATATATTATAGAATGTAAAAAAGGTTATAATGAAGAACAAGTAAGTGATTTATTTAATATTAAATCAAATATATGTAAGATGATAGACCAAGCACATCGAGATTCTAAGAAATCTTCTAGAAAGTTTTTACTGCTTATTGGTCAGGATCGTAGAGAGCCCATCGCTATAACTAATGAGATGGATCTACCTACAGGTAAATCTTACTTGAAAGGCGTAATCAATAAAGTTGAAGTTACAATATTCAAGCTGTCAGATTTACTCTTAATCGATGACACTTACTTTTTCTTGAAGGAGTGAGAGAGCCATCATTATATGACTAAATGCTTCACTCACAGTAGACTCTACTTTCTTCTGCTCTGACTCAGATAATTTGTTAAAGTATTCTAAAGCTTCCTTATTTATTCTTGTTTCAAACTGACCAAAGAAGTCTACCACTTGACCCTTTTCTCTTCTTGGGTTTATTGCATATTCAAAGTTTATACTCGCTTTAGTCCCTCTCTTGGTAAGTTTAAAACCTCCATTGAAGTTGCCTTCTTCTTCTCCAGTATCTAGCATCCACTTGTCATCATCTTTTAGGATGGAGGACCAAGCCTCTCTTATTGGATCATTTTGTTTAAAGATATAATCTTTTGATGTATTCAAACCTCTGTAGTCGCACAAAGTTTCATCATCATCTGCCCCGCCAGCGTGCATCATTCTAGTGGCTAAGTATTGTAGAGCCTGCCTACGCTTTTTAACTTGCCTTGGGTTGGGATTGTTTACAGAGGCACCCTTATTAATATCGTTGTACAGCTTAGTATCCTCCAGGTATCTTATGACTGTCATTTGAGCTTTACGATAAATTGCCTCAGAGTCTAAAGTGGAATATGATTTTTGCTTCATCATATTCTTTAGTAGTTTAGAGATTTCTTTAGCATGGGGCATTAAATCTAAACCCTGATTCCTCAGAGTAGTTGTTAAACTTTTTTCAAGGGACTGAAGGTTGTCAACTTTAACATTACCCCTACCTTTACCTCTAACTTGAGCATAACGTTTAGTTCCTAAGTCTATAACTGCTGATGCAATCTTCGCTACACTATCAAAGTATTTCTTAAACTGCCTGGGGTTTTCAATAGCCGCAACACTTTGAATTGTTTTCATAAATTCATTATTAAACTCATTCCCCTCAACTTGAACTATGTCTGGCAGAGTGCTTTTACGCCCACCACCCATACTAGCACCATGTCCCTCAAACTTTTTGTAGTTTTTAAGACTAACTTTAAGAGTGTAAACCTTTTGACCTTCTTCAAAGGCACCAACGTTTTCTAAGATCTCAGACATCTTAACGCTTCCACCCTCTTTACGAACCACACCAGCCGTCCCGCGTAACGCATCGTCAAGACTAGAGAACTCTTCAGGCTTTATATCTACACCAACTCTCTTTGCCGCTTCTTCTGCCTCTTCACGAGTTTTATAGACCTCTAAAACATCCTGACGTTTACCTCTTTTAGTCTCCGTGCCTACTGGTAAAATAAAAGTGGGTTTGCGACCTGAAAGAGAGATCTTAGAGTGACGCAACATGGAGCCAAATAAAGAGGTTGGCTCAAAGTTGTTTAACGATTCACCTAAACCAGCAGCTACATCCGATATTTGTTTTACAAGCTCTGCCTCTTCAGGGGCCAACGCTGTATACTTAGAAGTTTCAACCCAACCCTCAGACTCTTCTTTTAATTTTGAAAGCCTATCTATGATACCTCTAGTCTTTTGAAGAAGAACAGTGGTTAGATCTTCAGTACCTCTACCCTCAACACCTTGTTGCCTTAGTTGTGTGAGACTTAATACCTCTAAGATCTCCTCAAACATAAAGCCCCTAATCGCATTATCATTACCACCACCTTGGGTTGTTGCCGCAACATCAACAACTCTAATGGCCTTGTCAGAATTCTCACCGGGGTTGCACTTATTTGCTGCCATTCTTAACAGATTTCTATAAGTGTTTTGTGGATCCGAGAAAGAAAGGGCGGATGATCTATCTCTACCATCACCTCTAGGACTAACTATGAGACGATCTGTACCAGCTTGGAAAGCAAAGTCTTTTAAAAGATCACTACATTCATCCTCTGAAGGGCTTTCATTTGCAGCAAGGCGAACCAAGTCGCTCATGCTTTTTGATACCCCAATACTCTGAGTACCCTCTGGTCGTTTCTCTGAAGATACCCATGCGCCGTCTCTGAGGAGAAGAACCAGCTTATCATTCATGAGTTTATTTTCAAACGAGTCTCGCATGTCCCCAACAAATTTACTCCGATAATCTTCTTCATCTCTGTATGCACTGCTTTGTGCGGGAGACAGATTTTTAAAAGCCGCAGGGATGCCTTGAGCAAGTGATTCTAAGTTTTTAATTACAGCCTGCTTCTCTTGTTCTGTGAGAGCAGTATCCTCTGTGAGATTAAGAGCAGTTCCAGGGGTTACACGCAACTCTTTTTTCTTTTGAGTGTCGGACTTTACAATTTCAGCATCACCAGCCAGCGATCCGATAAATTGCTTAAAAGACTTCTCAGACTTATTCTGTCTAAGTCCGCTAATCCAATCGGAGGAGCCTTCTTCCGCTGGCTCTGCTCCTGGTGGATCTACGATCGCATTAAATCTAAAGTTATTAGTAGATATTACTCCAGTGTTTGTGCGGTAAAGATAAGGACTACCATCTATGGTTGCTTCATAATTCTTAACAGGAGTCCCGTCTTTAGTAACTTGATTAGCCGTGAGCCTCCAGTCTGCCGAATTAAGACTCTCTATCGCTCCAGGAAGCCTTTCCTGCGTGGTTGAGTCATCCTCTTGCTCTAGTAAAGCTAGTTTCCTATTGTGAAACTTACTGTAGCTTCTAAGTATATCTTCTTTTCGCATAACTTATAATAGACAAATAGCCTTCCCCCTATATTTAGGGAGAAGGCTACCTTAATAGAGGTTAGGTTATACTACGGCTGAGGTCTGGAGGTCGAGCCCTGACCGCCGCCTTGGAAACTACCTGCCTGAGCACCGTTGAAGCCGGGTCTTCTAGCGTAGTTCATGAAGTCGAATCGGAAGGTAACCGTAACAGTCGAGAACTCATTGTTGCTGTAGTTCTTTTCCGAGAAAACAACTTTCTCAGGGTAAACACCGTAAAGCTCAACTCCCCCGACAGGGACATTGTCACCATTCATCTCAACGATCGTCAGCTTATCACCCTTGTAGCGTTGACCACTTGAAGAGCGGTAACCAGACTTGCCGGTGATGGGGCTGTAAACCTCTTTGAAGGTTTGCCATAAAGCTTCGGTCGAGTTCTTGAGAAGAAGGTTATCAAAGGTGATTTCCACAGGCTCATAAGTGACCTTGCCAGGGTAGTGAACCTTGTCATTAAGTCTATCAAGAGCAAGAGGCTCAACACCATAAGAGATTGTACCAACCTGCTTGGCGGCAACAGTTACATTGCCGTCACTATTCTGGTTGGTGGTGATACCAGGAAAGCCTTGAAAGTTAACTTCAAACTGATAAGCTCTGATCGTTTCAAGATCTGTCGATATCGACGGGAGAGGACCATTAGTCCCTGTAGGGCGCTCTAAAGCGTCATTAATTATACTAGTACGAGGTAAGACCATTTCTTAATCCTTATGCAATGCTCGCTGACTGACTCGTCAGGTTCACTTCGAACACCACGGTTTCGGCAGCTTTCGTTGGCTTAATCGTCACCGAGCACCAGAGTTCGCTTCTATCAACTCTCAAGGGAGTATTCGTGGAAGAGTCGCATTTGACCGCGCCCTCAACAATAGCCCGTCTAGCTTGCAGGTCACTAAGGAATGGCTTGATAGCATCCTCAACTTGCTCCCAAGTAAACGAATCGTTCGGCTCGAATTGGAACGGCTTGCCAAGCTCCAGTAAGACCTTTCTGATGTAGATCATCAGCCTTCTCACATTGACTCTATCAAGAGCCGTGGGAAGCCTCTGGGCTGTCTTCTGGCCAAAGACTGTGATGCCCGTGCCCGGTTCATTAGCGATCGGGTTAATGTTGTTTGAGTAGAGTGCATCACGATCACCCTGGTTAACCACAATCTCAGTAGCGGTAGGCTTGGTTAAGCGACCTCTACGGAAACCCGCAGGAGCAAACCACGGATCTGCAACCGAGTCAGTGAAGACACACTGGCGAGCAGCAAAGATCGAAGGATCATACCACTCTTCCTTGCCAGCAAACGGGTTGAAGACTTGTACCCACGGCCAGTAAACAGCAGCGTAAGAATTATTCAGAGCCGCAGTTCTGGCACCAGCACCATTGATCCAGTTGATCGCATCCTGCACCTCATCAAAGCCGTAGGGAGGAGCAACCAGAGCAAAGAAGTTCTTGGAGGACTCACCAAGATTTATCAACTCATTCTGAACAGCATCATCACTGAAGCCAGGAGCGACTGCCAGAGAGATATTCAGGAGGTCTTCATCAAGAGCGTGAATGCCTGTCTTCTTGGTAGAAGTACCAATCAAGGCAGTAATGTCCACACCGCTGTCAGGATCTTCTGTGTTGCTGTAACCACTGTTGCCGCCGGTAGCTTTCTTAGTGCCTTCAACCAGCTTGACGAATCTAGGAGTCACGTTAGCGCCACCAGTTCCATTTTCTGTCATGCCCAGAGTTCTACCGAACCCAGGACCAGTAACACTAAGCTTGCCACCCCAGTCATCCGGGAAGCCTTCGTAATCAGTGCCATCGGCAGTTTCAATGTCGAGGTAGACATACTCCGACTTGTTGTTAAGCCAGCTATTAGCCGAGTCTTCCATGAGCAACTCCTTGGCGTATTCCAAGGACGAAGGCTGTAAGTTGATGTTAAAGGATTCAACTTGAGACCCATTAAAGTTTACAACAAGCTTGTCAAGGATGGATAAGTTATCAACTTCAACCGAAAGGCCCTTAACAGTGCCATCATTCTTAGTCGTGAAGTTGTAACCAGAACCAGGGTAAATCGATTTCACCGCGAAATCAAGACCAGCAGAGCAGGTGTAACCGCTAGTTGTCATGTTTCTGACATCATTAGGCGTTCCGCCACCAGGACCAATCGCACTAGCATCACCGTCAACCAGGACTGGGAGGAAGGCCATGGTATCAACACCAGCGCCCGCCGCTGCTGCCGCAGAAAGTTGTAAGGTGGCTCCCGAGCCAGCGTACTTAGACGCTAAGAACGACTTATCACCATCATGATATGCGATAACATTTTGACCGCCTGTCGCATTAGGATCAAAAGCAGCAGTTAAGACTTTCTGAGCAGTGTCGAGAGCAGGATTAGTCGAATCAATCGCTTTCAGTGTAACAGTTGCGCTAGCCTTAAAGGTACCAGTGTTATCATGAATTTGGTAGAAGATTGACGACGACTCGGTACCGACAAAGCCACTAACTTCGAAAGCAGGGCTCGCTCCGATTAACGGCAGAGCACTAGCCTCTTTGGCGGAGGTGTTAGCCGCTCGCACAAAGTAAAGCTGGTTAGTCGCCTCAAGGATTTCAATAGCACCCTCTAAGCCTTGCCCAGGAATTTCACTCTTAGGCTCACCAAACTTTCTAATGAGGTTTTCAGGGCTTGTAATCAGGGTAGCCTTATTGGTCGGACCTGTATCCGCAAACCCAACAACACCCACAACGCTAGAGTCAACGTTAGGGGCGAAAACAGAAATGTCATTTTCTAAAACGACAACAGAAGGACTAGTAGGGAGTGCCATGGATTAAATGCTACCTTTGGATTTTCTTGTTTGTTTTACTGGAGGTGGAGTCACTTTCTTAGGAGCGGGATCCGCAGTTCTCACAACTTTCACCATTCTTCTAGAAACGAGATTTTCTAGAATCTTACCACCCCAATCATTCGAAACCTTTACACTTTGCTTAGGCATCAAGTAAACAGTTTTTACACCCTGAGCCCCAGTAAGGTTCAGGGAAATGCCTTGCAGGCTTGTGTTCTTTATGGTCTTCATATTAAAGCTCCTATTATATTTACTATTAACGAAACTCAAAAATAGTTAATTTTAGCCGTCATCAACTGTGGTGGGGAAATTGAACTCAGAAATCTCCCCCGTATTAGTGAAGAGAAATTTAGGACTCGGTATGTAGGTCTCTAAGACGACTTCAATTGTTTTTTGAAGTATGCGATCTTTGGCGTCGCTGGCGACCACAGACCCAACGGACCTCTCACGCTGGACGTAGGCACGAGTTTCTTTACTGTGGTTGGTGGGAACCTTCAACTCTGGGTTGAACAAAGAGAATATAGAAGATCTGATCATGTCCAGATCTGCTTTGTATTTGCACCAAACGTTTATTTCATAAGTAATGTTGATCGCTCGCGGAGCAAGGCTCAGAACTCTAGTTGCTCTTCTTTTCTGATTATCCCAATGAACATCTTGTACGAGCAAAGGACTGTAACGCTCTCTCTTAGAGTCCTTAGACGAGTCAACTTCAGACACACTAATGAAGGGAAGGACTACATTATTATCAGTGCTTAAGCGACCAGCAATTCTTTCGGCATTTCCATGAGCGCAGTCAACTTTGATCCTATTACCATTACCATCGATATAGTAAATGTTCCCAAAGGTTGCAATTAATTGCCTAAGGCTCTCTTTGTAAACATTGTCAGTGGTAGGTAATAACTTAGTTTCAGTCATTTGGACAATGCGACGCTTAATATCCTCAGTGTTCATCGGTCATACCCTCCTAAGGGATCTGTCTTATCAAAGAAATCTTCGTTGTGAATATCCTGAGAATCTCTGAGGACCTTTGCGTGCGCTAATAAATGATAAACGCCATAAGCCTCAAAGCTGTCTTCCTGTACTTCAAACACTTCAAACTTGATATCTTGAAACTCTGGTTGGATAATATCACCTATGGAAACAGGCTCACCCAACATCTCCTCAGTGTAAGATTTGTTAAATACGAAGATCTGATCTACCTGCATCTCAACACCAAACTGTGTCAAGTTCTCCTCAACAGGTCTCGGATCGTAGTGTGCCCATAAAGTAACAGGCTCAGGAGCTATTGTTTTTTGCCTAGACTCCCGGTAAACCTCGTCAATATCTTGAGAAGGTATGTATTTAAATACCCGAACTCTGGACCCAGACAGCTTAATGTTTTCTGCGTCCACCATATTAAAAAGGTTTTTATCATTCTTCTTTTTGAATAATGATAAACGAGTATCTCTATTTTCCGTATCAGGGAAATTAGTAGGCGGTGTTGTTACCTTATACTTCATTAGAATATATCAAACAGTGGTGGAGCCTCGATTTCATTCATCAACTCCTCAACTAATTCTTTCTTCTCAGCGGTGGCTTGCTGCATAAGCTCAGTCCCATTGAGTCTGGTCCCACCCCCTGGACCAGGGAGAGTTAGATACTTGCCTCGAATCCCAGCTAAGATTTCTTTTGATAAAGCTAACGTGTATCTTTGAACCCAGTTTTTGTAAGCATGGTGAATAGTGTTCGGATCGAAAGCCCTAAACTCTACAAGAACGGCTTCGTCGCCTGCCTCTGGCTTCGGGAAAATATGAAGATACTTATTGTTAACTAGTTGCCATGTAGACATTTGACCTAAAACATTTTTAACCTGTTTTAGGTATTGCTGCATAAGCAAATACTGACTAACATTATAATTATTGAATAGACCAGTATTCGTAAAAAACATGATAGCAAAATCAAACTCAAGGGACCCAGGGGCCGCACCAAATTTGAAAAAGTCTCTACGATACCAAACATCATTTAAGTTGTCCGCAATCTCTGGAGGTAACTCATAGACATTGATACCTGCGGACGTATCAAAGGTCGCATACTGAGTCATCCAATCAGGCGCATGATACTCTAATTTAGAAATCGCCTCGTCAATGCAAAGCTGGATCTGGAAATCATCAAGCTCCACATCGATAACAGGAAAGCCTAACTTGCCAAGGACATAGTCTTTAATCGTTTTATTAAACGTCTTAAATTCATTAACGTCTTTGAAGTCCTTGTTATTTAAATCCGTATCTTTAGGGCTCTTGTAATCTTTTAATCGACTACCTCCGTAAGTGCCATAAGAGGATCCGTAGGACTTAACCAGTGGTATTCCTATTTTATCACCCATATCATTATTATTTACCCTGGAAATAAAAAAAGGACTCAGTTTAAAACTGAGCCCTTTCTTTCGTTGTTAGCTAAGTGCTAGATCTTACAGACCTGTGTCACCCGCTATGGCGTAGTTAGTGCCAAACTCATCGCCCTTCCACGAGGTGTTGCGGAAGATCTCAGGCGTCAGGAAGTTAGAGCCAAGACCGATCACGCGAATCACGCGGTAGAATCTCGACGCCGGTTGGACCGCAGCCTTGCCGTAGCGAGTCAGGATGCCCTTTCTCGGCTGGAAGGTCTCAGGATCCGTCACCGTGTCCAGAGGCTGGAGCGGGATGTACGGGCAGTAGAAGAAGCCAGCGTCCATCGCGTTCTGGCCCTTGTAGCCAACGATGATCTCGTCTTCCGGGAACATCGGGTCGATGACCACATCGTACTTACCAGCGAACTTACCAGCGTAAGCGATCTGGTTGGCACCCATGTTGGTCGGACCTTCCGAGCGATCGATACCACCCTCAAGCTTCGCAGCCGACTCCAGGAGCGACGCCATGACAGGCGACATGATCAGGACGTTACCAGGACCACGCAGGGTCGTGCGGTAGATGTCCGTGCTCGCGAAGTTGATCAGAGCCAGGATGTTGGAGTACGCTTCACCAAGGTGGCGAGGAGCGAGACTCGTCGTCGGCGCGTTCGGGTTCGGCGTGATGAAGTTCTTGAGATCCATCACGTAGATGTTCGAGTACTTGCGGCTGATGCCAGCGCCCGAGTCACCCACTTCACCCTCTTCGGCAGCTAATTCAGTGCTGAAGTCGTACTCGTAAGCGCCAGCGACGAAGGTGTCGCCCGGTTGAGCAAGACCATCACCACCGATGGCTTTGAAGTTATCCGCGCCGCCCTGGTAGAGCGATTGCAGGTAGAAACCACCTGTGTTGTCCAGAGTAGCCGGACCATAAGCAATCATGCGGATGTCTTCGATCAGTTCACGATCGATTTCCAGGTTCATTTCCTTCGACAGGAGGTCCGTCAGTTCAGCTTCCATGTCCAGGTTGTGGTAAGCCTTCAGGTCTTGAGCCGCCTCAAGGGTCCACAGGGCTCTCATCTTACGCTCACGCGCTTGCACGGTTTGCTTCTGGATGTGGAGGTTAACCTCAGGAATTTCTTGGCCACGAAGTCTTTCACCAGACGAGACCGAGTAACCGAGGATCGTCGTCGCGCTCGGGAACGAAGCCAGCTTACCACCCATCGTGGTCGAGGGCGAGCCGTTCGCG